TTTGATGACCAAGGCATGGCCATCAACACAGACACAATCAAAAATTTATTAGATACAGATCCTGAAATTAAAAATCTCATCAAATCATTTGACGGTGACAAGATTGTCATAGACACAGAAGTAGAAACAGAACCAGGTGGCGAAATCAAAGGCTCAGACGAAGTGTCCAAAATGGCAAAAAGAGCATTGAAAAAACGTTCATAAGACTGTATAATAATCTACATGATTAGAAAACTTCTACCAGAAGAAGAACATCACTTTGCAAAAGATCCCGTGCGACCTCACATACCTGCATTTTTTAGAGTGACAGAACCCAACGAAACCTATGTGTTTTCTTTTGAAGACAATATTGATGCTATAATATGTGTGGCATACCTCGATGATGTTCCTATCAATGAACATGAATTACACATGGGATGTTGCACCATCGATGCACCCATAGCCACATTTTATACTGTGTGGAGTTACACCAAAGGTGCTGGCACAGAAATAATTTTTGCTGTCAAAGAACACATTGAACGTACCAAACCACATGTGAATAGATTTGTAACTCTGTCACCTTGTACAGATATGGCAACTCGTTTTCATCTCAAGAACGGAGCAACTCTGTTAAACAAATATGAGGAGTTTCAGAATTTTGAGTACAAATAATATTTCACCACCACCATTTGTAGAAAAATTCCAATATCATAAATTAGAACAAATCAATGAAGCAGGTCGCAGAGTATATCAAACTCCCCAGGGCGATCGAATTCCTTCTGTCACAACAATCCTTTCCAAGACCAAGGACATGACACATCTCAATGAATGGAAACAACGAGTGGGTGAACAAGAAGCACAGAGGATTGTCAAAGAAGCATCAGGAGTTGGTTCTGCCATGCACAACAATTTGGAAAGATTCCTGTGCGGAGAACAGCGTGTGCCAGGCACAAATCTTGTGCATCAACAGGCCAACAAGATGGCTGATCAAATTATTCAAAATGCACTGATTGATGTTGATGAAGTGTGGGGCATTGAACAAGCATTGTATTTTCCAGGATTATATTCAGGCACCACAGATCTAGTTGGTCTGTACAAGGGTAACCCTGCAATTTGTGATTTTAAGCAGACCAATAAACCCAAGAAAAAAGAATGGGTGGAAGATTACTATCTACAGATGGTTGCATATGCAGAAGCACACAACGAAGTGTATGGCACTCAGATACGCGAAGGACACATTTTTATGTGTTCCAGAGACCTAAACTATCAACAGTTTGACCTAGAACCCACACACTATGACTATTGGCTCAACAAGTGGCTGGAACGTGTGGAACAATACTACCGCATCTAAGTCTATAAATACAACAAATGGCAATCACGCAAATCAGTAGAATACAGCACCGTAGAGGGTTGAAATCAGAATTACCCCAACTGGCAGCTGGAGAATTGGGTTGGGCTGTAGACACACAGGAACTGTACATAGGAAATGGCACTCTCACAGAAGGTGCACCTGAGATAGGCAATACCAAGATCCTCACAGAGGACGACAACATTCTATCATCATCCAACACTTACACATTTGTGGGCAACACAGTAGCACCTGTGGTGACAGGAGCGGACAACAATTCACCTGTGTCACGCACCCTGCAACAGAAATTAGATGATTTTGCCAACGTAAAAGATTTCGGAGCAGTGGGAGATGGTTCCACTGATGACACAGCGGCTATCAACAGAGCAATAGCAAATCTAATCACAGTAGAAAGCACAGGCAAAGAAAAAAGAAAATTGTATTTTCCAGGAGGTGTGTATTATGTGACCGGTGATACAATCAAATTGTATCCACACATAGCACTGATTGGAGACGGCCCCACATCAACATTTATAAAACAATTTGACGCAACTCAAACACATCTCATTGAAACTGTGGACACAAATGGCAACACTGGTGCCAACATTGGCAACGATTCTGCCACAGTGCCACAAGGTATTTCATGTTCAGGCATATGTTTCAACACACAAAACAACACAGATGTATTTCAAATCAATCAAACACAGGACATCCATTTTGAAAACTGTCATTTTGTGGGAACTTATACCAATCAAGATTCCACTGCTCCATCAATTCCAGGCAGTGCATTGGTCACCATGACCACCACAGCGGCCAATCCATGCAAAAGACTGTCATTCCATTCATGTACATTTTCAAATTCAGAGTATGCTGTTGACACCAGTGACAACATAGAAGATGTCACATTCATTGCATGTGAGTTCGCCAACTTGTACAGAGCATTTAATCTTGGCGAAGCTTCAGATGGAAGCACCAACAACAAAACTGTTGGCCCCACAGGTTTTGTTATCACAGCATGTAGATTTGACGAGATTGATGCAGAAGCTATCAAGATATGGAATGCTGGCGGAACACCACATGGTAACATTGTGAGTGCTTGCTCGTTTAGAGATGTGGGAAGATTTTCAGATGATTCATCTGATGTAGCTGTATTACAATTTGATCATGCCAACAACTTTTCCATTGGCAATTATTTTTACAGAGATGATCTCACAGCATCCCTGGGTGGCACAGTTTACAATGAGTCTCCAGCCAAACATCCTGTCACACTGGCAGACAATCAATCAGCTGCTACCAATGTGGTTGATCCATTTTCTAACTCCGCAGTGAGGTTTGATCTTCAGAGAGAACATCATGTCACAATCAACTATATCATTAAAAGAAACTCAGCAAGACGCACAGGAACACTAAGCATTGCAGGTACTGGAGCAGGGATCCAAGTGTCAGATGACTTCACAGAAAATTCTGCCACAGGCATCACATTCTCTGTCACAACAGATGGCAACTTACAATTTACATCAACGTCTACAGGCAACACAGCAACCTTTAAGTACAAGGTTAATAAATTCATCTAACCTAATTATCCACAACAAGATAAAAATTATCGTTTACTAAAGAACCTTTTGGCTCTATACTAATTACATACACCAAATGAATACATCCAAAGAAATATTAATAGAAAAAAGAGACGGCACAAAAGAACCGTTGGACGTGAACAAGATGCATTTCGTCGTTGAGCAGGCTTGCGAAGGTTTGACTGGTGTGTCTGCTTCACAGATTGAAATGAATTCCCACATCCAGTTTACCAACGGCATGACATCCAAAGACATCCAGGACATATTGATACGTTCTGCCAATGATCTCATCACACTTGAAAATCCCAACTACCAATTTGCGGCAGCCAGACTGCTTTTGTGGAATGTGTACAAAGAAGTGTTTGGACAATTTCAGCCAAAACATTTTGTTAATGTGATAATTCAAAATGTCAAACGTGGTGTGTATGACAAACAAATACTAGACAACTATACCAAAACAGAATTAAAAAAACTCAACACATGGATCAAACACGACAGAGATCTTGACTTTACCTATGCAGGATTGCGTCAAGTGGTGGACAAATATCTTGTGCAGGATAGATCAACAGGTAGTGTGTATGAAACTCCGCAGTCCATGTACATGATGATCGCGGCCACACTGTTTGCTGACTATCCCAAAGACACTCGTATGTCATACATTAAAAAATATTATGATGCTATCTCAACATTTCAAATCAACATACCAACTCCTGTGATGGGCGGAGTGAGAACTCCAATCAAACAGTTTGCTTCGTGTGTGTTGGTGGATGTGGATGACACACTGCCTTCAATTTTTTCCTCCAATTCTGCTGTGGGATATTACATCGCTCAGAGAGCTGGCATTGGATTGAACTTGGGTCGCATTCGTGCAATCAACTCCAAGATCAGAGGTGGCGAAGTGGCACACACTGGTGTGATTCCGTTCCTCAAAGTGTTTGAAGCCACGGTGAGATCATGCACCCAGAATGGCATCAGAGGCGGTTCTGCCACTGTGCATTTTCCAATATGGCATCAAGAGATTGAAGACATTTTAGTTTTGAAAAACAACAAGGGCACAGAAGACAACAGAGTGAGAAAGTTGGATTACTCAATTCAAATATCCAAACTGTTCTATGAGCGTGTGTTACAGGATGGAGACATCACTCTGTTTTCTCCACATGATGTGCCTGGTCTGTATGATGCATTTGGCCACAACAATGAAAAATTTGATCAATTATATGTGAAATATGAAAACGATAGAAAGACACCCAAAAAGAAAATCAAAGCCATGGACTTGTTCTCTGCACTATTAAAAGAGCGAGCAGAGACAGGACGTATCTACATCATGAACATTGATCACGCCAACTCACATTCATCATTCAAAGATCCTGTGAGAATGTCGAATCTCTGTCAAGAAATCACTCTACCCACTGTGCCTATCCAACATGTCGACGATGACCAAGGTGAAATAGCATTATGTATCTTGTCAGCCATCAACGTGGGCACTCTAAAGTCACTGGATGATTTAGAATCAATCTGTGACCTAAGTGTGAGAGCACTGGAACAAATCATTGACTATCAAGGTTATCCTGTCAAGGCAGCAGAAATTTCAACCAAAGCAAGACGGTCACTGGGCATTGGTTATATTGGACTTGCACACTATCTTGCAAAAAACAAAGTCAAATACGGAGACAAACAAGCATGGCAACTTGTGCATGATTTAACAGAAGCATTCCAATACTATTTGCTCAAAGCATCCAACACACTGGCCAAAGAAAGAGGTGCTTGTGATGGATTTGCCCAAACCAAATATGCAGACGGCATACTGCCCATCGACACATACAAAAAAGATCTTGATCAAATTGTTGCAAACAAACTCAACATGGACTGGGAAGCATTGAGACAAGACATCAAAGCACATGGACTGAGACATTCCACACTGTCTGCTCAAATGCCATCAGAATCATCTTCTGTTGTATCAAATGCAACCAATGGTATTGAACCACCTAGAGCACACCTTTCGACTAAGAAGTCCAAAAAAGGTCCTCTCAAGCAAGTAGTTCCACAGTACAACTCGTTGAAAAATCATTACACATTATTGTGGGACATGCCCAGCAATGAAGGTTATATCAACATTGTGGCTGTCATGCAAAAATTCTTTGACCAAGCCATATCAGGCAACTGGTCATACAATCCACTGCACTTTGAAAACAATGAAGTGCCCATGTCAGTGATGATCAAAGATCTACTCACAACCTACAAGTTGGGTTGGAAAACATCATACTATCAAAACACCTATGACTACAAAGGCGAAGAAGACACAGTTCAGCCACAAGGCATTCAAGACACTATTGAACAAGACAAGGTACAACAGATGATTGATGAACTGCCTGCACAAGAAGATGACGAAACCTGTGATGCCTGTGCGATATAGGTTGACTAAAACAAACAAGAAAGTATAATTACACACAATGAGCAAAACAGTATTCAACAGAAACGAAGTAGATTTTACCAAACAACCCATGTTTTTTGGCGAAGACCAAAACACACAAAGATATGATCTTTTCAAATATCCAGAAATGGACAAACTCAATCAAAGAATGTTGGGGTATTTTTGGAGGCCAGAAGAAATTTCACTGCAGAAAGATCGTGCAGACTACCAAACATTTCGTCCAGAACAAAAGCACATTTTCACATCCAATCTAAAATACCAAACATTATTGGATTCTGTGCAGGGCAGAGGCCCTTGTCTATCGTTCCTACCATACTGCTCATTGCCTGAATTGGAAGGCTGTATTATCACATGGGATTTCATGGAAACCATTCACTCACGTTCATACACTTATATTATGAAGAATGTGTATGCTGATCCGTCAGAAGTGTTTGACACAATTCTAAACGATGAAGAAATTGTCAAGCGAGCAATTTCTGTCACAGAAAACTATGATAGATTTTCTGAAATAGCACAAAACTATTTCATCAAAGGCGAAGGCTCGCTGGATGAAGTCAAAAAACAATTATACCTTGCCATGGTAAATGTAAACATATTAGAAGGACTTAGATTTTATGTCTCATTTGCTTGTACATTTGCTTTTGGCGAACTCAAGTTGATGGAAGGGTCAGCAAAGATTATTTCCTTCATCGCTAGAGATGAAGCCACACACTTGAACTTGTCTACACAAATTATCAAAAATTGGCACAACAACGACGGCGAAATGAAAAAGATTGCTGAGTCATGCAAAGATGATGTGATCAACATGTACAAACTGTGTGTTGAAGAAGAAAAAGCATGGGCAAAACATCTAATGAAAGAAGGCACCATCATTGGCTTGAACGAAAGACTGTTGGGTGACTATGTTGAGTTTGTGGCCAACAAAAGATTAAAAGCAATTGGGTTTGATCCGCTGTTTGATCGTCCACTCAATGCAAATCCACTACCATGGACACAACACTGGTTGAGTTCAGCAGGACTACAAGTGGCCCCGCAGGAAACCGAAGTCGAGTCGTATATCATCGGTGGTGTGAAACAAGACGTAGACAAAGACACACTGAAAGGTTTTACTCTTTAATGTTGATTGATTCAGGCTTTAAAGCCAACGACATTGTGGCAATGAGAATCACAGGTGGTGATGAAGTAATAGCAAAATTTGTATCCCAAGACGATAAGACTATTAAAGTTTCAAAACCACTTGCACTCACAATGACACAGCAAGGCATTGGCATGACACAGTACCTCATGATGGCTGACATGACCAAAGACTTTGTGTTCAACAAGTCTGCTGTGGTGACCATTCAAAAAGCCAACAAATCTGCGGCCGACAACTATATTCAAGGCACCACAGGCATAACTCCTGCTTCTTCAGTGCCTCCACTTCAAACCAAGTAGACAAATTTTCAAAACTAGCATAAAATAGTTGTGCTGGCGTTCGATGTTACACGGGACTCCGGGGCGGTACCGGACACCTCCACCATTTCAATCACCTAAAGCATCATTAGGTATTTTAGGGGGGTGAAATAGGATTGACCTGTAAAGTAGTTGGCAAATACAAATGCAGAGGAAACTCTCGCTCTTGCGGCCTAATTAATTAGGTCGGCGGGGTTTGGCCCACCTGGCAACAGAACGGGCCACTTTACGAAAACATTTTATATTCGTATCTTAAGTATTTTTACTGTGCAAAAAATACACACATACAGTGACGGATTTGGAGTTGGTCATGCTTTTCCTATGTGGCCACAAATTATATCTGCGAGTGGATTTGATGTGGTCAATCACAGCGAGGTGAGTATCAGTGTGCAAGAATTGATTCGCAAGTTTAAGCAAACATACAACACACATGATTATTTTATTATGCAAATGCCACAACCAGGAAGAATACCTGGAATACGAATGCCTTGTAAACTTGATCAAAATTTAATCGATAGTGACAATAAATTGATTGCAGATTTTGTGTCATATCAAAATTCAAATGTGCATTTTAGCACAGTAGAGCAAATGGATGTTTGGAGTAAAAGATTCACAGACAGAGGTCATGAAGTGCAACCTCAAACAATGGTTCATGCAAGATGGCTCAAAAAACACTTCCCCCGATTCATAGATCAACATCTATATGTCAAGATCGAAAAGCATGGTGTTTGGGAGCCATTTTATTGGAATCGTGAAGCAGAATGGAAAACATTGGTAGATGGTTAATATCATAAGCTTTCCTGACTTTGGATGCGGTGGTTTGTTTTGCACTCTGTTCAATGGACAAACTGCAGAATGGAGTGAAAAATCTCCAGCCACATTGAATAATAAAGAACACTCTATGCTAAAATGTTTTGCAAATTACAGAAACAACTGGAGTTATGATGTTGATAAATTCAACAGTCAATACAATAAATGTCAACAACAATTTGATGGAAAATTCTGCGGGACACATGTTCCATTACAAAGATTAAAACTGCCTGATTCTGCTGGCAAATTGATACAGATCACGACAGAAACTTTATCAAGTAGGATGCTTTTGTGGCTAAGAGCACATCATATTGTTTACCTTCCTAAACATCCAATTGAAAACGTAATCAAACAACGAGAATTTTCAAAAGATTTTATCAATATGGTGGTTAAACCTTATCATGGAGCAATTAATATAGAACTGGGGAACTATTTTTATGATAAAAATTATAGACAAAAAGTGCATCATATATACAATCTCAGATTTGATCAGCAGATATTTGATCAATGGATATCTGTTAACAAATACATTTTGGATTTAAGAAAAACAAACATTGCAGTCAAGGTATTTTTGGACAATCTATTAGATTCACCGTACTGTTAAATACTCACATATGTTTCAGTGGATTAAAACAAAAATTTTCAAATTTTTTGGCAGATCCTTGTCATACGATCCCAGCAAACACTACATGAGAGGAACACACAATGGCAGATAAAGATGATGGCAAGTTAGAGCTTTCTATAAGAATACTAGGCAACGAATTGATTGCAATTAAAATGGAAGTAAATGATTTCAAAATGAAATGGTTGATAATAGGAGTAGGCACATTGGTAGCACTTGGTTATGCTGTGTCATCATTTGGTCCTAAACTCATGCAAACCTTTGGAGGCATGTGATGTACGAATACAAATGTAATATAATAAAAGTAGTCGACGGTGATACTGTGGATGTGGACATTGATCTAGGATTTGGCATATGGCTCAAAAATGAGCGAGTGAGAATCATGGGCATTGACACTCCAGAATCAAGAACCAGAGACAAAACAGAAAAAAAATTCGGATTAGCATCTAAAGCCAAACTCAAATCACTGTTAGGCAAAACAGGTGTTCTCAAAACACAGGTCAACAAAAATGGTGAAGACATGAAAGGCAAGTTTGGCAGAATCCTGGGCGACTTTCAAGTTGGTGCAAGAATGGTCACAGAAATACTGTGTGAAGAAGGATATGCTGTGCCTTACTTTGGCGGTTCCAAAGAAGAAGTTCAGGCCATGCATCAAAAAAACCGCGAATTACTTGTGAAAAAAGGCATCGTCAAACTCTAGTTGACAAATACCAAAACTGTTGTACACTTAGTGTATGATGAGAATACTATTAGTGGTGGTGGCGTTCTTTGCGGGAACTCTATGGTGCAAGTTGACTCATGCATTTGATTACAACATCATAGATCCTGAACAAGAACCTCAAGCCTACTGTTTGGCACAGAACATACTGTTTGAAGCCAGCATTGAACCCATGGCAGGTAAAATTGCTGTTGGTTTGGTTGTACTCAACAGAGTAAACGATAATCGTTATCCCAACACAATATGTGATGTAATCAAGGAAGGTCCTATCTACGAATCATGGAAGACTCGCAAGGATCCGGAACTTGCAGACCAAGACAGAATCTATTATCCTGTGAAAAACAGGTGTCAGTTTTCATGGTACTGTGATGGCATCACTGATGAAGTGAGACCATCTGAAAACTGGTACAAGAGTCAGATTGTTGCACTGCAACTGTTGGATGGCAAGTATGGTGGCATAATTGAAGGAGCCACTCACTATCATGCCACATGGGTTTCACCTGCATGGCGTCATGAACTAACATTCATAGGGCAAGTGGGAGATCACTTGTTTTACAGATGGGAAAACTAGCACTAATCCTCACTGTGTTTTTGGCATCATGTTCACACAAAGCCATGTATTCTGTGACTGGGCATGTCAAACAGAGCACTATCATTGAATCTGCACTGCAGGAAGCCATGGAATACAATGCAGACGGCATCATCACATACTGGCATGATCCCAACTCGGGCAAATCTGGTTCTGTCAAACCCTTGTATGCATCATATGATTGGGCACCACCCTGCAGACACTTTGAAATTGTGTATTTTTACCCCAACAAAGCACCTACACGTCACTATGGACAAGCCTGCAAACGTGGACAACTTTGGCGTATTCACTAAATAAATACAACAAAGGAAAACACGAACATGCCAATAGGATTTACAAACTCAGGAATTGACGCAAGAGTATTAAAACACTACAGAGTCACTGTAGATATGACAAATTACATGACAGAAGAAGGCACAAGAGGTGGCGGCGTCACACCCAACGGCAATTTTCCTACCACAGACAAATACTTCTATTCAACCAATTTGACCGGCACAAAATCCACAACTCGTGCAACCACAGATGCTCTAGCACTCAACAGAGAACGTGGTGTGATGAGATTTGAACAGGTGGTTAAAAATCTCCAGGTAAATTCAAACTGTGAAATTCTAGACATTGAGATTGTAGAAGCCAATGGCGATGCTCAGGCAACCAATCTACAGTTTACTGTGGCCTATGAAGATACAGATTCAATCAACATCACAGGCACATCCATTGATGGTTCAACT